GTGGGCGTCGATCAGGTCGGCCATGGCGGCGCTCCAGCCGTGGCGGGCGAAGGTGCACGCGGCGCCATACAGGTTGACGTGCATGGTCTTGGCCTGGGCGGCTTGGCGCGGGCTGTCGCTGGAGGCGCCGAAGCCGACCCAGCCGCATTCGTTGCCGGCGCGGGTGATGGCGAGGCGCCAGCGGTAGAAGTCGTGGCCCTTGAGCAGCTCGGGCTGGAGGGCGTAGTCAGGGCCGAGGGTGGCCACAACTTCGGCACCAAGGTCGCAGGCCTGGGCGTAGGCGTCGCTGTCGCAGTCGGGCACGGCGGCGATCTGGCGGACCAGCTCGCGCGTGCGCTCGTAGCCGTCGAAGTCCATGCTCGGCGGCGGGAACAGCATGTCGGCGCTGGGCGCAGGGGCGTTGCGGCGCTGGACGGTGAAGCGCAGCCAGTCCACGTGCACCGGGGTTTTGCTGGCGATGCGCTCGGCTTGCAGGCGCAGCTTGATGGTGTTGCCGTCGAGGACGAGGGCGCTGGGGCGGGTCATGCTGCCTGCCTCATCGCGGCTTGGCGCGCCAGGTGCACCAACAGCGCGGCGAACTGCGGCGGAGTGCGCTCGCGCTCGGCCTTGCACATGTCCATAACGCGGCCGGCGGCCGGCGCGAGCTGGAGGAACGGCACGATGGGAGCCGAGGCGCCGACGATGTAGAGGCCGGTCGCCTTGGGTGCGCGGTGCCCGTACCAGCCCTGTTCAAGCACGATCAACACGCCGCCGAACTGATCGCGGATGCCGTGACTGCGACAACCGACCGTGGCCCACAAACGGGAATCCTTGGGATGCTCGACCACGCCACCGAAACGGCGTGCCATATGAATGGACCACAGCGCCAACGCCGGCTCGTGCGCGGGTGCGTCCTTCACGTGATGGGCAAGGCGGGACCACGTGCGGCACGGCGGGTGGAACACGCCAGGGCAGCCGCCGGGCCAGGAGAGCGCGTCGCGGTCTTCGTCGTAGCAGTCCACGCCGGGCATGGCCTTGTAGTGGCTGTCGCGGCGCACGAACAGGGCGGCGACGGTCATGGCTTGTCGCTCCAGCAATGGACCGCGCGGTCCTTCCAGTAGGCCAGCGCCTCAGTGGGCATCGCGCGCAGGGTCAGCAGAAAGCCCAGCAGCATGCCCATGACGAAGCCGAACAGCATCCCGCCCAGCTCGCGGAACGTAGCGTTCGCGACCAGGTCGTTCATGCGAGAAAAAAGCCGAGCGTGAAGGACATGCCGACCAACACGCCGGTCAGGCCGACAGCGACGAGGTAGGCGGCGGCGATCAGCCAGCCGGTAACGGTTTCGGCGCGGTATTCGGCGTCGCAGACGCAGTCGGCGCTGAGCTGTGGCGTTGCGGATTGCTCATTGATGGTGCGTGCGGTCGCGTTCATAATTCCCCGGTGTTGGCCTTTTGCCACCACTTACGAAACGTAAATGGATGAGCCGGAGTGTTTACGAAATGCAACCTCAGATCAATCCCCACGAACGCATCGTCCGTTTGGTCAATGCAGCAACGGAACGAATCGGCGGCCAGAACGAGATGGCAAGGTCGATCAGCTACTTGCCGTCCGATGTGAGCAACTGGAAGTCGGGTGAACGGCCTTGCCCGCTGGAAGCCCAAGTCCTGATGGCGCATGCCGCTGGACTTGATCCGAACGAAGTACTGGCGTACGCCATGATCGAACGGCACGCAAACACGCCCAGAGGAGAAAAGCTGCTTTCCGCGCTGGGAAAAGCATCCGTGTTTATGAGCGCGCTGGTGGTGGCGGTAGCGGCATATTTGCCCACATCCGCCAGCGCAGGCTCGGTTTCTAGCCTGTTACATCTACTCAATACGATGTGCAGAAAGGTCAAATCAAATTGGCACTTTCGCATAGCCTAGAACTCATCCAGACGGCCCCTCGGGGCCGTTTTCCATTGATGCGAATCTTTCATCAATGGGCGTTGCAAAGACGCACCGGAGAGGGCGCATCTTGGACTCTGAGGCTCGGAGTACCGAGCCTCGCCGTCCAAGACGCTACGGGCGCTCGGGCGATCTGGCGGGGAGGGCGCTTTCGGGCCCACGGCCCGACGCTTTCCCCGTTGGCCTGGATGGTCTGCGGCTGAGGCCAAGGATACCGTCATCAGGCGCGAGTCGGCTTGGTTGGCGGGGTTGATGCTCGCTCGCGTCCATCGCATGCAGGACGCCTGCACGATGCAGCGGCCACGCCTGCCGGTGGGCGTTGGCCTGCTTGGTGGCACTGGCCTACAAAGGATGCCCCGTTGGCGACGGCGAAGCCGGCCTAACGTGCGACAGTCGCCGGCTCGCTTCGGAGCCGGCGCTTTTCTTCCCTCTGGAACTGTTCCAGTTCCGCCGGGAAGAACGCTCACGGGCGGTCAGAGCGCTCCAGACCGGATAAGCCGCTGGGTCCAGTAGGTCCGACGCTCAATGGGCAGTCGGGTCACGAGCTGCACCAGGGCGTGCTTGCGCTGGGCGAGCGCAGCCAGGTCGTGCGCCGGCCGAGGTGGACGCTGAACCGTGGACCAGCCGCGCACCAGGTCGAGGACGAACCTGCGCAGCGCTTCACCGGGCACCGGCCGAGGCTTCCACTCCCAGGCGGGCAGCACGGTGTGCGGGCCGTGCGGGTAGGTGGCGGTGAAGACTTGGCGCGTGTCGTACGCGGCGTGAAGCTCGCGGCCCTGGAACATCCAGCGCTCAGCGACAATGGCGTTGGCTCCGTAGCCGGTGCGCGCCGTGACGGTGTGCATGCGCGGCAGGTATCCCCAGCGCTTGTGGAACACGCCCAGCAGCTTGCCGACGATAGGAATCCTGATCTTCGACAGGTTCATGCACCGGCACTGGTATTCGATCAGCGCCTCCCGGACCTGCTTGTCGATCATGCCGGCGTCCTGGACGATCAGGTACACGTCCCAGCCGTGTTTGCGGGCGTGAATCAACCAGTCGATGACCGGCATGCGGTCCTTGTCCTGGAACGAGCGCGAATTAAGCCAGGTGCCGAGCTCGTCCAAGATCAGGATGCCGTTGCGGTCCTCGTCGTAGCTGTCCGGGTTGCCGTGGCCGATGGCGTCGAAGTCGGCGGCGGTGGGCTTGTCCGGGATGCGGACATAGGTGGAGCGCTTGTAGGGCGTGAGGACGTCGCAGCGCAGGTCCACGTTGGAGGCGACGCGGCGGCCATCGAGCAGGGCCTGCTGCGCCTGCATGACGCAGAACTTCGTCTTGCCGGTGCCGAGCTTGCCTTCGACAGAATAAACGGCCATATCAGCCCACCGCCAGCTTGGTCAGCTTGGTGATGTACTTCTGCCCGGCGACGCATATCCAGTACGCCGACAGGCTCGCCAGAATGCTTCCGGAGATCGGCGGGAACAGCAAGCCAAGCAACTGGCCGTAGGCAGTGCTGAACAGGCCGGCGAGCCACGGGCCGATCATCTGCGTGTAGTAGATGACGCAGCTGACGTAGATCGCGGCGAGCGTACTGATGGCGGTGATACGGATCGCGGCCTTGATGCCGATGATGCCGACGATCAGGTCGAATATCGGCTTGAGCAGCGAGAGAAGGAGAGAACCGAGCAGCGGCATGGTGAGCTCCTAGTTGGCCGAGAAGGTAGACCGCCAGAAGGTGCTGATGGCGCCGAAGATGCCGCCGAGCAGCCACACCACGCTCATGATGTCGTGGAACACCGGCAGGAAAGGGCATATGTCGATGGTCTGCAGCCAGGGCTCGAAAGCGGGAAGGGCGATGGCGGTGCAGCCGGTGGGCAGAGTGAAGGCCCAATTCAGCTGAGGGAACACCGGCAGCTTCGTGGCAGGCGATGCCACCAGGTCCTGCAGCGACTTGTTCGCCTCCTGAGCAGCCTTGGTGCCATCCAGGCCAGGGCTGGAGGGCGTTCCGGTTTCGTCGATCTTGCAGGCGGGCGTACCGGGCAAGCCGCAGACTTCCGTCTTGGGCTGTTCGCTGATCGTGGTCGTTGACGTGGTGCCGTTCGGGTTCGTGGTGTTCGTGACGGTGGTTGAGTTGTACGTGATGGTGTCGCCCTGGTACACGATGTTGTAGCTCGTGTTGTTCGTCGTAGTCGTCGTGCCTGCAGCGGTCTGCGTCGTCGTCGTCGTGGTGGGGCCGGCCGCAGTAGACGGGCCGGTGATGGTGGGTTTCTCAAGCTCAATCGGCTCATCGCCCTTGTTCACGGTTTCCGCGACGGCGCGACTGATGGCGCTGGTGACAGGCCAACCGGACTTCGACGCAATCTCGTCGATCAGCGCTTGCTCGGTGATGGGCGTCGCTTCACCGACATAGCCGCCCCCGCTCGGTGGGGGGTCGGGGCGCCAATTGCCGTCTGCATAGCG